AAAAGGCAAAAGAGATCGAAGAACTTGAAATGATGCAATCATTTGAAGAGGGCAGGCAAACAGATGGTCTAAGGTCTGACGTATGGGATGGCATAGGCGGCGTATCTGATTTTACATCTGAAACAGATAGATACATATCAGAAGACTTTGTAAGCGTTGAGGAGGCATGGCTTAAAGACTACTCCCTTAAATCTATACCGGAGGAGAAGACAGAAGAGGAGATAGCCAAGGAACACGATGAGATAATCAATGGGGTTAATCCCGATGTTCATAAATGGGAGAATCATGCTGCCCACAAAGAGGCGCACCAGGCGTTGTCAGATGAAATTGAGAGACAGTTGCAAGTACCCCAAATAGATCAAGAGACTGGCGAAGAAGTTATCGATCCTACTCTTGCTTTGGCGTTCGCAATTGTAACTGATCATTTAGAAATGCACGATCTTTTAGAAGAGGATAATCCGCAAGGCAAAGAGCCAAAATACAAAGACAACATGAGACTTATTGTCAAGTCTGGAGAATTGATTCTATACGATGGTGAGCCCCCAGTTAAAGATGGCATGGTTCCCCTGGTGCCTTTCTATTGTTACAAAACTGCCGAATCCATTTATGGAGTTGGTGAGATCAAAAACATTGTAGATGCTCAAAAGATGTATAACGATCTAGACTGGTCTGAGCACAAGGGTCTAAGGCTTAACGCTAATAGCGGGTGGGTTTTAGATGAGGAATCAGGAGTCGACGAGACGACACTAACCAATGATCCTGGTATTGTTGTCAAGAAAAAGGTTGGCACTGAGGTTAGCAGGATACCTCCTGGCCAGGTTAGCCCCCAGCTCGAAAGGGGCAAAATGAATAACCGTGAAGCAATGGAATCCATTTCTGGTATTCATGAGGTAACCCAAGGCAAGAGACCAACGGGTGTAACAGCCGCAAGAGCTATTACAGCACTTCAAGAGCAATCAATAGGCAGAATACGACTTAAGACCAGATATCTTGAAGAATACTCTCTTCTAAGGGAAGGTAAGCTTGTTGCATCTAGAATAGTCCATTATTGGTCAACAGAACGGAAGCTAAGAATCTATGACAAATCAGGACAGATACAATTTATAGATTATGAACCAGATGCAATTCAAAAGCTAAACTATAAGATCAAGTATGTTCCAGGCTCCACAGCAGGAATAGATAAGGGCACTATTTTCGATATTATGAGCCAACTATTTCAAAGTGGTGCAATTACCGCGAAGACATTCTTTGAGACCACAGACTTACCATTCAGGCAAAAGATATTAGATGATCTAGCTGAACAGGACGAAACGCAGGCACAAATTGAGGCGCTAATGGCGGAAAATGAGCAGCTAAAAGCTCAGGTAAGCGCTCCCCCTGTAAACATGGAAGTTGCAGGGGCAACACCGCCGCCAGTTGTTTAATCGATTCCAAGCCAGATGGCACAAAGAAGCTCGACAAGCATGGCGCTGCCCCCCGCGAAAAGCGCCACACTGGCTCCGCTCCTAAGTCCGACCAACACCAAAACGATCCCGGCAATCGCGCACAGGAGACCTATAGTAAATAGTATTTTTGAATGGAGTCACGACATTTGGTGACCAACCATGGAGGTAAAATGTCAGAAGAAACAAATGCACAAATGGAATTAGAAAACGCTGCAATGGAACAATCGGGAGATACTAGCGATGTTGATGCTTTATTAAAATCGCTTGAAGACGAGGGAGGAAACGAGGAATCTCCTTCTGAAGAGGCGAAAGCACCAAAATCAAAGACAACCGATTGGAACAGTGCTGTTAACGACACCCTGAAAGAACTTTCTGAGAGCAATCAAAAGACTTCCGCTGAGGATCAACCCAAAGAGGAATCTGAGGAAGTTAAGGACTTGACTCCAGAGGAGATAATGAAAAAGCTTAATGATGGTGATTTGAAACCCGAAGACAACGAGAGTCAGGAAAGTGCTGATGAGGGTATTACAATCGACTATAAAGGCGAAAAGATCACATTAGAGGGTGAGAAAGTGAAGGAGCTTGCTCAGCAAGGTTATGATTATACCCAAAAGACTCAGAAATTAGCAGAGGAGCGCAAATCCTGGGAGGCAGAGAAAAAGGCCGCCGAGGAGGAGTACAACATCGCTATTAAAGAGATTGAGGACTATAACAAACAGTTTGATGAGCAGATTGCAATTAAGCAGCAATGGGACTTTGTTCTAGATGCGATCAAGACGGATGATCCCGACTTATACGATCAAATCCAAGACAAGTACCAATCAACTGCTAAATTCTTTAAAAACCCTGTAGTAGATAGCGAAATTCAAAAGCTTAGAAAGGAGCTTTTAGATCTTAAAGCTCAGACCCAAGAAAAGGAAACTTTCGATACGCTTAAGAATTTTGACTCCGAAATGAACACAGTTAAGGACAAATATAAATCTGTGAGCATTATCGGCCTTAAACCAGACTGGGGAAAAGTAAAGACCAAATGGGCAGAGACTGGAAAGTCTGTAGAAAGTGTATTCTTAGAGATGTATGGGGCAGACATGAATAAGCTCTATCAATCTAAGCTAAAACTTAAAGCAGCACAAACACAGTCTCAAAAGAAATCCCCTACAATTGGATCTATTCAGAGAACTCCTGCACCTAGCAGTAAAAGCAGCAAAAAGGGCGGAAAGAGGACTACGTCCTATTTTGAGATCGCCCGGAATATACAAAGTAATCTTTAGGAGGAAAAATGGCACTTACATATAACCAAATTACTGCCATAACAGAGAAGAAATTTCTATCTCAATTGGCAGATAATATTTTTAATTCAAATGCGGTGTTGGCCAGATTGTATCGACCAGAAAAGCTTTCATTGAAGGACGGCGGTACCAAGATTGTTGCACCTATTATTAACACCAAGGCAGGTTTAGGCGGATCATTTGACGACTTAGACGAACTAAATACTTCTCGCAGTGACAATATCACAGCGGCCGAGTTCGACTGGAAACAGTATTATGAGCCTATCCGTATTTCTCGAAAAGAAATGCTACAAAACAACGGCGATGCTGCTAAACTAAGCTTAATTGCTTCTAAAATGAAAGTTGCTGAGAAGTCTTTTAGAGACAACCTAGGAACAGGCATGTTCTCTGATGGAACCGGAAATGATTCTAAAGACATCACTGGCTTTCAAGCAATGATCTCTTCTTCTTCTACCTATGGCGGAATTGCTGTTGCAGATTTTGCCGGATGGATAGCTCAAATCAAGCAGGGCTCCACTCCTGGAACAGATGAGGCATTGACTCTTGCCAGAATGCAGCAAGCTTATGGCGCTGCCTCAGAAGACAATGACACCCCGACCATGATCACTTGTAAGCAAGATGTATATGATCAACTGTGGTCACTATACCAGCCACACCAAAGACTTATCTCTGAGGAAATGAGTGATTTAGGTTTTGAGAATATCTTGACCTTTAACGGCGTCCCAGTAATTGTTGATTCTCACATGAAGGCCGGCTCTATGTACTTCATAAATGAAGACTACGCATTCCTTTGCGTTCATAGAGAGGAGAACATGAGAAAAGAGACAATCGAAAGACTAGAGACCTCCAACTCAATGCTTATGAGAGTATTCTGGATGGGCAATTTGGTTTGCAATAACAGAAGATTTCAAGCAGAATTGGACGACATTTCTGTTGCATCTTAATGGGAGGAAAAAATGAAATTAGTATTAACTGCAATTCTTTTTATGGTGTGTTTCAGTGCCAACGCATTGATTACAGCACCCTATTCTAGCTCTGTAGACAATACAGGGACAGTAACCTACAAGGACAAAGTGTTTATCATGGTATACGGCTCTAGTGCCTTGAGTGCTGGCCAGGTAGCTGTGCTAGACGTTGCAAATGACAATGGCGTTTATGCCAAGCCATCAAGCTCTGCGCTTGAGACTCCACTATGTGTTGCTGTTGAAGCAATCGCTGCTGGGGCAATGGGAAAATGCCAAGTATATGGCTACAATAGCCAAATACTATTTGCACACGGTGCTACTGCAGCAACCGCTGGCGAGCCAATGTACCTAGACACTGGGACAGCAGGCTATGTTAAGGCCCTAGGCTATAGCTCTGTCGAACCATACTACAAATCAGTAGGCATCTTCTATGATGCATCTGCCGCAACAGGTGCCGTAGAGGCATTTATTGATACCATCTAGGTTTTTCTCACTTTATTGGGGGGCAGCTATAGTCTGCCTCCCTTTGTTTTTTAGGCTCCAGCCTGGAGTTCCTATACGTTTTGGACAGGACATGCTGTTTTTGGCACTAATCTATCTGTCCATAGTTTTATTTGGATTTGGTGATCAAATAAAAAAGTATACCAAGATTGTAATTCCGCTAGCGGTCCTCTCTGTATACTCATTTATCAACCAATTTAACCAGGTCAATTACACGGTCTTGTATCAGTGGTTCTGCTTTAATGGTGCACTGCTTTTAATATGTCAATTACTATCACACAAGTTAAGAAGAGGGATCTTCATAAATGCCATGGCAATAGCGTGCCTAATACAATCGATTTGGCTTATATTGAACAGTTTGGGCATAGATCCTTATCAGATATTCTGGGATATTGTAGCACCCGGAAAGTATGTCAAGATTCACATCGGTGATGGGAAGATTACCTCTTATGTGGGCCATGAGACCGATATAGTAGGCAGTCTACATAACAGAACCCTATCCGGTGCTGTGATTTGTGGTACTATTGCCACACTTTTTAGACCAAAGTGGTTTTTCGCAATCCCAATTGCAGCTTATGCAGTCATTCTAACGGATAGTTCGATGATTTATTTGTCTACATTTGCTGCCATACTGGTTTATTTCACTATCAAATTCAAAAAAAACATCAAATACGTTCTAATTAACCTAGCAGTTCAGGCAATTATTTTTTTTAATGTAATTGGGGTATATGGCCCTAAGTTTTTACAAGATTCTGGTAGATTCAGGGTGTGGGAAAACACTCTTGTCTGGCTAAGCGGCAAAGATATTATGCTTGGTAATGGGCTAGGATACTTCTCACAAAACTACAATAGATACTTTGAAGCTCATAAGATTTTCAGACAGGCGCATAACGAATATCTAGAATATTATATTGCTTTTGGTCTGGTAGGAATAATAATATCGGCATTTCTTATTAGCCCTTTATTTTCTGCCCGTAAAAGTATTATAATAGTACCATGTTTAGCAGCTTTATTAGTGGATTCGTTCGGGAGCTTCCCATTCCACATTGCTGCGACGGCTTTAATAGGAATTATTTGTTACTGCTTGACAGTAACTGACCAAGGAGAAATACATGGCATTTACAGCGACACAAAAGGAACATAACGTATTTGGAAGTCTAAAGGTTAAGATTTTTGATCTAGATTTTGACAGTGTAACTGGAGGAAAAATTTCAACAGGTTTTAACACTGTTTTGTATGCAAACTACGTTCCTGGTGTATCAGATGATCATGGGATTGTTTATGTAAACTATTCTGACGCTGGCACAACTGCCTCAGAGGGTGATGTTTATGTTGACGCCGTAACTTCCGACGATACTGGAAAACTATTGGTTTTCGGTCGATAATTAGGAGGTCACCATGGCCGTTTCCTGGACAGGTTCGAGTTTAGTTACTGAACTCTCCACATTATTGGGTGATACTAGCGCAGGATTTCAATCAAAAGTCCTAGGATGGCTTAACGATATTCAAAGAGATATATGCGCTAGGCATGATTGGGACTTTTTAAGAGTTAAGGGCAAAAAAATCTTAACAGCAGAGGACGAGGAGCAAACCCTCATACCCTCCGCTCCGGCGCCCGCATTGACAGATGACCCAAACGAGGAGTTTACAGAAGATTTTGCTTCTGACGCTGGCTTTGTATATGACAGCGATGATACGGAGTTTTCAGGTGGGCAAGTTCAACAAGTGGACAATGCGCCTGCTGACTCAACATGCTGGGCGACGTACACAAGCAGCATAGATCTTTCTTGTGGTGGTGGCACGACAACCGGAACAGCGGCTGGCGGTGCTGCCATTGTTGGAAACAGGCTGGACCTAACAGGTGCAACGGTCAAATATGTCGATTACGATGCTGATTCAAATGCGGACTCCCAACAGACTGGAGCAATAAAGCTAAAGTTCACTCCAAATTATAGTGGGTCTCCAGTATCTAACTACGCACTCTTTTCTATAACAGAGACAAGCGGAAGCTCTAACAACCTTATGCAGCTGCTTCACATAACAAGCGGTGTTCTTCTCTTACAGGTGCGCGATCAGGCGGCAGGGGTTATTATGACATATAGCTCCCCAGCATGGTCGCCAACGGCCAGCCAGACCTATGAGTTCGAGCTAAATTACGACCTAACCGCCGGAGCCACACGGATTTTTATCGACGGAAATTTGCACGGAGTCGTGCAAACTGGGACCGGAACAAGGTCGTCTTCTATCGGGTTGCTGCGAGTCGGTAATAACAATGTCGGCACATACAACTCTGATTTCTACATAGAAGACTTTGTAGTTTTCTCAGCCGTCCAGCATACCGCCAACTACACTCCAGGTTATACCTTGACAGAAGGCAGGTACTTGGGGGACACGATAGAACTTCCACAGTTTGCTTATTCTGGAGATGGCTCCGTACAAACATGGGACGGCTTTACGGTATCAGAATCTGGCGACCCAAGATACATTTTAAATAGTCAGTATTGGAGTGGGTCCGCATGGGTAACAAGCGATGGAACTTTTGCACAGGCAAATACTGCCGCAGATGTGGCAACAAATATAGCCTCACTTGCAGCTGCGGATACTTTAAATGTTAAGATAAGAACCGACGGCGGTTGTGGCACACAAATGTCTGTATCCGATCTGGCAGTGGAATATACAGGGCAAATAAACGCTGCTATACATGCAGAGTTGGCGACTGGCGGGTCACTAACCGAGGGGTCAACATATGCATTTAAGGTTGCCTTCTATGAGGGAACAACATACACAGAAACAGAGGTTAGCCCAGAATCCTCTACGGTAACAACGGATGCGTCCCACAAATCTATTACATTGTCTGGTATAGCCGTTTCAACCGAGCCCTTAACTACCGCTAGAAGAATCTATGTAAGCAAAGACGGTGGAACATACTACTACCACAGCACAATAAGCGATAACACCACAACTTCTACCACAATAACGACTGATACAACTAGTACAGTTGAAGTCCAGGACACTCACAATATTAGAAAGCTTTTTGGCAATGTGTTTTTCGAGACCACTATTAACAGAACCCTCGAATATAAAGACATCGATCAGATGAGGCTTGTATTCCCAGGGCCCTTTAACAGCGGATCTCCTGCATATTGGTCGGCGCTATCAGAGGAAAGGGTGCTAATGTATCCTAAACCGTCTGATGCATACACTCTAAGCTTCTACTATTTTAGAAGACCAAGAGATCTGTATAACGAAACAACAAGTGTCCCAACAATTCCAGAATGGTTAAAGCCTGTTTTAAAAGCAGGCGTTATCGCTATGGGGTATGAATACAGAGACCGAGATGGTCAGCAGCAAAAGCTTCAAAACTATGAAGACCTGCTAGCACAATATATTTCCAGAACTGCCTCCACAACACATATAGCATACAGAGTTAGAGACGTAGAAGGAGATGCAGACGGATGGGAGATCTAAATGCCTTTAAGCAGACGATCCTCACAAAAATGGCAAGACTTTGCAATACCTGTAAGTTATAGGGTTGGCGAAACAAAGAACCGTCTAACCGATGCTAGAAATGTATATGTTTCAGGCAACCGCCTAGATACGCGTTTTGGCTTTTCTAGGTTTACATCATCTGAGATATCAGGCATTCAATCATTAAGCTTTTTTAAAGATACATCTGGTAACAAATACATAATTGCAAAGTCTGGATCCAAACTCTATTCAATAGATGAGAATGGAATATCATCTGAAATTTATGCAGGTTTAGATGCATCTGAAAAACACAGAGGAATTACACTCAACAACAGGCACATCATATCAACCGGAACTACGGGCATGTTTGCATATGATGGGACTAATATAGATCCATTGGGTATAGATGTCCCCAGTGCGCCTACCATTGCCGCCTCTTCTGGTGGATCAATTACAGCGGGCAATTATACTGTATCATATACTTTTTATTCAAGTTCAACTGGCTTTGAAACAAACGAGGGTGCTGACTCTAGCTCGGTTACAATAACTGGCGGAACTCAGACGATCGATGTATCTAATATAGCAATATCTAATACAAATTCTACAATAGACAAGGTCAGAATTTACTTAAGCAAGGATTCTGGCGATTCATTGTTTATAGTAGAGCAAAATTTGGGTATCGCAACCTATACTATAACGGAAGATTCATCTAGCACACAGACACCCCCAACTACGCATGCCAGGCCTCTTTCGGGCGGTTCAAAGTATATAACAGAGTATAATGGCAAGCTAACATATGCAGGCAATGGCACCTTTAAAAACGATGTATGGTTTTCTGAACAATATTTACCAGATGCATTTGATGATACAGACACACAGACTGTTTTAAACATATCTGGCGATGGTGATATTACTGCATTAGCGGTTGGATTTTATAGTAACAGTGTTTTAGATCCATATTTGGTTATATTCAAAAAGACTTCCACATACATCTACTCAGAAAGAGAAGATTTCCCCAGATTGGTTCAATTAAACCGAAAGATTGGATGTGTTTCACAGGAAACTGTTGAGATTAAAAATGGAAATATTTTCTTCTTATCTACTCAGGGTTGGAGGGCAATTATAGATGGAACCTTGGTTACTAAAGACGATAATGCTATTACTCTTGGGCTGGGTGACATTGATGATATATTTAAGCGTCCCGGCTGGGTAAATGAGATAAACAGGGGTCAATTTAATAACTTCTTTTCTGTTTATTATCCTACATTGGACCAATACATAAACTTTG